TGAAAGGGCATCGTCTGAATGCAACTTACCTGACGCGAACTGTAGCGAGAGGTCGGACTTTATCATCCGTCCAAGTACTACCCGGTTTTCGTAAGTCGGGAGAGCGTCTTCCGGCTCATCTTTTATCTTAGCAAATTGCGGATATTTTACTCCAAATGCTGGCATATTCGTTTCCTCCTTTTTTAAAATCCTTTTGATGTTAGCCACTGGTCATGGACTTTCGCAGCGGCTTCGACTGATTCATCAGCGCAGCTTTCGTTAGCGGTCGCTATAAAAGGTCGCGCCGGTTGTCCGCGCTTTCCGAATTCATTTATAAATGCAACTTCTGCAATACGTCTTTTATTTCCGTCTGACCTCATACCATCAGGCACGATCTCGACTGAAGCGCGCTTTTTGTTTTTGCGTTTGAATGCCCCTGCGGTTATACCTTTCGAGTGCGGACCTGCGAGTATAGTTTGTGCTGATTGCTTTTGCGCCTTTTCAACTACTGTTGCCATCGCGTCAAGCATGTTTCCTAATACGGCATCCGGCATTGCGGCAATTTCGGCAAGCGACAACTCAAGTTCATCAAGCCCGTGAGTTGTAAAGCTAGCCATCAGTTACCTCCATAGTCATTTCACACTCAAAAACTATATGCTGTCCTTCGCTGTCAGATGCATTGATTGCTTTTGCCCATGTAGTACCCGCATTGTGCAAGGCGCGTATGGTATCTTTGACCCTTTGGACGCTGTCATACTTAGTCGGGCAGAAAAAATGTACCCATAACAGGTACTTCTCATATCCCGGCATATCGTCACTAAACGCCGTACCGAACGAAGTATAATTAAACGTATAGTACCGCTCAGTGTTATTATCCTTCGGTTTGTAATCCACCGCCCGCACCGGGTCTCCAAAACGATCAAGGGCATTTTTAATTATATGGTTAACGGTCATATCGCTACCTCGCTGGTATTCGGCGCTGTACCTTTATCTCAAGCCATTCGTTACGTTCCTCAACATTGTCTATGCTGATCACTTCGTATGGTTTCGGGTTGATACCGCGATACACGATGAGCGTTTCATCCAGTAAAAGCGGAGAGAACCGGACGGTTATCGTCGCCGGTTCTCTCAGTTTAAGTTGCATCGCGTTCCATACTTCAGTGCCATGAGCATTTACCCACTTACACAAGATAGGCTTGCCATCAAACACATCGACCTCAGGCTCTTCCTCGAAAGCGTTATCGTTAACTTCGCTTTTTACCCGTTTAAAGTAAACCATAGTCCGGAGTTCCCCGGCGTTCGCACTCTTACTCATCGGGGTCCTCCCCGGCATGGCGTAATTCCAGCACAAACCCGTTTATCATTGCCTGTGCCTTTTCATCACCGCTCATGCCCCGGTTGTCATAGTACATTGCCGCAAGCGCCGTTATGTATAGGTCATACTGTGCGTTATTCTTGTAATCGGGGATTCCATCCGTACGCGCTTTTGACTTTGCGGCGGCAAGGTATATCCCCGCGGATTCCGCACAATCAGGCGGCAACCGCAAGTATTCTGCTAAACTCTCTTCAGTTACCGCCATGATTACCCTCCTAACAGCCTTTTAGATGGCATGTGATTTTGCCAAACAAGATAGCCTTTGTATCTTCCTGCGCATACTTAATGCCAAACTCTTCGCATTTTTCGCGTAACTGCCCGAGCTTAAGCCTTGCGACTTCTCGCGCCTTCACCTTAAACTCATGTGCAAGCAGTTCGGTATCATCTTCTTCCTCCTGATGCACTTCGTTATGCACCTCTTCAACCTGAGGCATCTTTTCAACAAAACCACCGCCGTACGTTTCGAGATTTTTAACCATCTCACTAAAGCGGGCTTCTGAGAGTGTAATCTCATCACCCGCCACGTACTCCGTCTTTGTATACTTGTCTTTGAAAGACTTTAGCACTTTAACTTTCATAGCTTAGTCCTCAGCCGATCGGCGTTGAGACTTTAGCTAAGCGGAAAGCGCTCTTGAGGCGAATTCTGTGGTCACCCCAAGCGGTGAGGATGAAGTAGTATTCACCCTTCTTACCGTCTTTGTCGGTTTCATAGATCGTGCCGATATCGTAGTTCTGACGGCTATACCTGAAATCGCCGACGATCGGCGTCACGGCGCGGTCATTGAACACAACCGGAATACCAAGCACATCTTCAGGTTTCTTGCCCCAGAGGTCGTTACTATTGTTGGCAAGTTCGCGTACCGCCGCATAGTAGTCTTGTTTGCGCATGGTGCATGACGCATTCCCGGAAAACAGTTCCGGCAAATCAGCCCATGCGTTAATGATCGCCTGTATGATGTTATCACCCTCAACTTCTTTGATGCTGTTGAGGTAAAAGCTCATATGCCCAACCGTAGTACTTGCAGTTGTCCTGAATGCGTTGATTTTCTCCTTTATTGCAAGCCCGCTTTTCAAGATATTCTCAACTGTAGTAACGAGGTTCGTGTCAGTACCGTGCAGGACGGTGTCTTTGATCGTCGCGATGATTTTTGTTTTGAAGCGACCGTATTGGATTTTCCCGCCCGTCAGGTCGATTTCTTTTGCGGTGTCTTTGTCGGTAATGTCGGCGAGGTCAGTATCCTCGATTTCATAGCCAAGTATGGGTTCTTCAAGACCTGTCACATTGGATACAGGCTCGATACGGCGCAGCGAGTTTTCCTCGACCGGCTCTGTGAGCAGTTAGGTTGTCATGTTGGTCGGCAACAGGTTTTCGCCAAATCCAAGGTCAGCGGAATTCTGAGGAATCGCGCCCAGTCCTTCATACACCTTTACGGTATCACCGGACAATGCTGACCGATAAAAATCAGCTTTCCCCTTGATAAGCATTTGCGCGTCATCAAGTTCCACGTTGTCTTTTACCTGACGCTTAACGGCTTCTTTCTGCTTGGCTTCAAGGTCATCATGCTGCTTTTGGATAAGTGCAAAGCGCTTTTCCAAATCTGCAAGATGCTCCTCTTTACCTGTGATTTCTTCCATCTTCGTCGATGGGTCAGCGGCTTTTTCCGCAATCCAGTCACAATCAGCGTTTATAGCTGCTGTCAGTTCTGCCAATTTTTCTTTTAGTTCGAATAAGTTAGCCATTTGTAATTTCCCTCCTATTTTTGATATTTTTCTTTTATTTCTTTGGCTTTTGCTACGCTTTTCTCCCGCTTTTTACGGTCTTCGTCGCTCTCTTTGTATTTCTGCAATTCGAGCATAAGGGCGTCGCGCGATTCTAGCGGAACACTATCAAGGTTCGCTTTTACGTCTTCGACTTGCTCACTCAGGCTTTCAAGGCTCTTTGTCACGCCCGCGCCCGGTTGAGCAGGAACTGCGACAAAAGAAAACTCATAAGCATCTTTTGCGTCTTTGAGTTCACCGATACAGAGTTTCCCGTCGTACTTTTTGCCTTTTTCGTGTTCTTCTTCTCCCCTACACCCTGACCAGCCCATTTTTGCGCCGCATATTGAACATGTACAAGCGCCCATCGATACGCCGACTGATACCTCTTTCATTATCCCAGCTTTGATGGCGTCGACGATTTCCGTCTGGCTTGCCAGCATGTACGCACAGGCTCTTAATACTTTGAGCGGTTCGCCAAGTTTGTTTTTCTTGCCCGTGTCCTCTACTTCACAGCGATATATACGCGCCTTTTGTTCCCTTGCATTCCAGCGGTGATCGCAAATGCCCGTTTTTCCCAGGAAAAGCGGCGCAAGAGCATCAAGGCTTTCATCTACAAAGCGTTCAGTGTCGCGGTCTATATCATTGTCGCAAAGTACGACGGAAAAGCAGTATACTTCCTCCGGGGTCAATGGCTCTACGCTGTATTTGTTTATCAGGTCGATATCCTTTTCAGCGTCAGCCTTGCCTATACTTAGGCTTTTGAACTTCTCTAATTTGTCCATTTTCTTGTCCTCCTTATCGTTTTCTTCAAAATAAGCCGTGATGATTTCCGTCCACGCTTCTTTGTCAGGGCGGTCATTATCCAGTGCCAGTCTTGCAAGGCATTCTTCTAATGTCGCTTCCATCTTGTGGTACTCAACGGTCAAGCCCTCAAGAGAATCTTTCAATGCTTTGGTCGCGCTGCGTGTTATGATGTATGCATTGTCAGGGCTCACCCATCCTCTTTTTAGCATATCTATAATCTGTTGCCGTATTTTAAGAGCGACGCTATGAGATATGTGTTTGTCTACTGTATGACCGCCACGTTTGCCTAATGCAGTTACAAGCTTGTCATAGTCGTAGACGATATCTTGTTGAGTCATTTTGTTTTCGACAAAAGAAGTTTTACCGGAACATGGCGCGCCCTCTACAACATGTACAATCATGCCGCTCTCCTATTCATCAGGGTCTTCATCCGGCTTCGCCGGGTCTTCTTCAGGCTTTTTCTCAGGTTGTTTTGATTCTGCCGCGAGAAGAGGCTTTACATTTACAGTAAAATCTACTGTTGACAGGTCTTGTGACACCAGCGCGTGTTTACCTATCCCGCCCGGGAGCGGCGGTTTATTGTCAGCAGCCCTGACCTCATCGATTATTGCGTACCCTGACCTTATGGCTTTAAAGTTCACGTCTGCTTCTGTAGCTGCGTCCGCCCTCAACAATGCTTTCATGTTGAGTTTAAAATGATACCCGCGCTTTCTTTGCTCTCGCGTAAGTAACTTGCGGTTTAACTCTTGCTCGTAGGCTGTTACGATAGGAAGCATTGTCAATGTCAGGAACTGAAGCATCAAATGTTCCTGAGAACGGAGTGCGGGTTCTGAGTAATCGCCTAATAAGTGAGGCGGTATGTTATATACCATTGCCACTTTCGAGCGAGTTATTTTTTCAACTTCGAATATCTTTGAATCTATCGGTGACAGATTAAGTGTCGTTGCTGTTACGCCGGACTCA